ATTTAGAACGAGTTCACAACTGCGAAGAGCAACTGTGGTTCTAAAACAGTGTCAAATATATTCAAAGGAGATTTGCCATGATTTATATTGGTATTGATGTTGCAAAAGACAAACACGATTGTTTTATCACAAACTCAGAAGGAGAAGTGCTTTTTAACGCATTTACTATTCCAAACAATGCGGATGGTTTCCATGACCTCTTTCAAAAGATTTCTTCCTTAACAAATGATTTTTCTAACGTAAAAGTAGGACTGGAAGCTACCGGACACTACAATTACAATCTGTTAGGTTTTCTCATTGATAAAGGTCTCCCCACCTTTGTCATCAACCCTTTGCATACCAATCTGTTTCGTAAAAGTCTTAGCCTTAGACAGACAAAAACCGATAAAGTGGATGCCCATACGATTGCTCTTATGATGATGTCTGGAGTAAACTTACAGTCCTACTCAAACACATCTTATCACAACGAAGAGCTTAAGTCATTAACCAGATACAGGTTTGATAAAGTACAAGAACGAGCAAAACTGAAAACTTCTATCTCACGCCTTGTTAACATCCTTTTCCCTGAACTGGAAAAACTTGTTCCTAGTCTTCACATGGTTTCTATATACGCACTCTTAGCCGAGTTTCCTTCTTCTGCTCAGATTGCTTCATGCCATCTGACTCGCCTCACAAATCTGCTGGCGAATGCTTCTAAGGGACACTACAATAAGGAAAAAGCCATAGAAATCCGAAATGCCGCCAAACATTCCATCGGTTCAAATATGCCTGCAAAATCTCTTGAACTAAAGCACACAATTCGGCTTATTCAGGAATTAACTTCTGAGATTGATGAAATAGAATGCTCCATTAAATCCATTATGGACGAAATCCGCTCTCCAATTCTTTCCATCCCCGGTATCAATTACCGAATGGGTGCGATGATCATTGCTGAGATTGGCGACTTCAACCGTTTTAGTTCCCCTGACAAGATACTTGCCTATGCAGGACTTTCTCCCTCTACTTACCAATCAGGTCAGCTTGACGGCTGTTATTCTCACATGGAAAAGCGTGGTTCCCGTTACCTCCGCTATGCGCTGTTTAATGCGACAAAATTTGTCTGCATTTGGGATAATCAGTTCTCTGCTTATCTTGCAAAGAAGCGTTCCGAAGGCAAACACTATAATGTTGCCATATCCCATGCTGCCAAGAAACTGGTCAGGGTTATTTACCAACTAGAAAAGTCAGGGCAGCTTTATCATAGAGCAGCATAAAATTTAACTTCATATCTCCTTTTAGAGCACCTGCAAAGATGCTCTTATTGTCATGCAGTTTTCAAGGTTCAAATATATCTGAAAAGCATTTCTGCAATTTACTCAAAAAATCTTCATTTTAACCTTGACTTTTAATAGTTAGACTTTCTTTTGTCCCCTGTTCCTTTAACACCACTTTATATAATCGCCGTAGCGGTTATACCTTATTTATGCGCAGACATTTCGATTTTCTGTACATCTATTTTCTCAAAATCACGCTCCTTTATATGCCTAATCGCATGGTTAATTGCCTTTAACCGTTTGCTTTCACATAAATTTGCGTTTATAAAAATAGTGAATGAATTATCTTCATTTTCGGTTATTACTTCATTAACGGTCATTCCGTCCATGAAAAAAATTTGATAATCAAAACTCATTATTATCACGTTCCTTTTTCTTTAATGCCATAAGCATATCATATGTTGTTTTCAAATCTTCCGGAGTAGCATCTTTTGCAGCATCGAAAAGTACGCGCAAATCATTGTTTTCAAATAGTTTTTGAGCCATCTCAGCGGTTTCTTCGTTTAAATAATACTTCTCGCCGCCTTCCTTTTCTTCTCCAGTAATATCCGCTATTGACACATGGAGAAAATCAGCGATTTTTTGTATTTTTTCCATGCTAGGGATATTCTTATTGTACTTGCTTATCGAGCTTCTGGGAAAACCGAGTTCTTTTTCGAGTCTGTTAATAGAGTACCCTTTTGCAGTAGCCACTTCCTTAATCTGTTCATATAGTCCCATTCTGACACCTCAAAAATTTGCGCAATACAGTATTGACATACGTAAAATTTTGAGTATAATAATAATCAAGAGTTGCGCAAGATTTTACGAATGTTTGTACAGTGCGCGATATTCAATTAATTAGTTGTTGGCACTTCTAATGGTAGAATATCTTACGCATTTTGTCAATAAAAAACCGTAAAATCTTACGCAAACAATGAAATAAAGAAAGGAGAGTGTCAATGTCAATTTATAAAAATGTAAAAAATGCATGTTCTGAAGCCGGAATAACTATTACAGCTCTCGAGGCAAAATTAGGTTTTCCTCGAAGCAGTATATGCAAATGGGATGTTAATACCCCGGGGGTTGATAAAGTTAAGGCTGTTGCTGAAGAACTCAAGAAACCTATTGAGTTCTTCCTAGAGTAGTGTAACAGGAAAGGTGTCCGATAAAAAGGACTTTGAACCAGAAGAGGAGGTGAAGGTAATAATGAGAATAAAAATAATTTTTCACATAACAAGGATGGACGATGTTAGTGATGTTTTGAAGAAAGCAGAAGAATTAAAGAAAGAGAACCCCCATACAGAAATTAGTATAGAGGTTCTAGTATAGAAAGATTATTTCTTTCTGATTTCGATGGCTTTTAACCCAGTTGTAGAAATTGTGTAGCTTGTACTAGAACTATACAGGTAAATCTCTGAATGAATCCTAAAATGCTGAGATGCAATTTCATCGCCCGAATATGTTCTTATTCCGGATGAAGTAGGAATTTCGATTTTATCTACATTCGTGCACAAGTGATCATTTCCATCGAAATATGAAAAATAAACATCATACATATAGTAGCTACTCCCTTCTTAATACTCGGCATGCCGGTGCCTGTATTTAAAGTATAGGAGATTTTTAGGGACAACGCAACAAGTACAAACATTAAAACATAAACATAAACAGGAGGTGAAGAACGTGATTGTTGAAGAAATCCGCATAAGAGGTGCAACAATCCGAGTGCATGACGACAGTTATGTAAACCGTACAAAAGAAGAGATCCAAAGCAGTATAGACGCATGCAGTCGGATTATCAGAGAAGCATTAATACGAAAAGAGAAAACCGCGTAAGCGGTAGAAAGGAAGGACAAGCATGGAAGAGATGAAATTACAGGCAGCGCCGGAGTTGGAGCTGATCCCGATCGAGCGAAGAAATTTTCCGGAAGCGGATCACAAGCGGGAGAAACGAAAGATCCAGCGCAAAAGAAAAGAAAGAGACAATGCTGCAAGAGGACTGGTCACAGTAACGGTTGCCAGCATGATGTTAAATGCGGTGATGGCTGTGATTATTTACATCCTGCAGGCAGGACCGATCTAAGGAGGTGAACAAAGAAATGGACGAAGAAATAAAGAAAGACGCCGAAGAAGAAATGAACTGCATCTTGGATCTGCTCGAAGATTGGTGTCTGAAATACGATCAGGATTATGTAAATACGGTCGTACTTGTAAAAAATGATCAGATCACATCGTGGGGAAGCGTAGGCAACCAAGAAGACTTTGACGTTTACAGAACAAAAAAGCGCCCATAAGAGGCGGCAGCCTCTAGGACGCATAACTAAACAACCAAGATTATTGTAACAGAAAGGATGAGAAAAGTGAAGAAGTTTAAACTAACAAGCGAATTTATTGTAGATATTTCCGGCGTGAAACTGTTTCGCATTAAAGCGTTAATTGAGTTTGGCAATGTAAAAGCCGGGGATTTGGGAGGATACATAGAAAAAGAAGAAAACCTGAGTCATATGGGCAATGCATGGGTTTCCGGCGATGCACAGGTTTTCGGCGATGCACAGGTTTTCGGCGATGCATGGGTTTTCGGCAATGCACGGGTTTTCGGCGATGCATGGGTTTTCGGCAATGCACGGGTTTCCGGCAATGCACAGGTTTTCGGCAATGCACGGGTTTCCGGCAATGTATGGGTTTCCGGCGATGCACAGGTTTTCGGCGATGCACAGGTTTTCGGCGATGCACAGGTTTTCGGCGATGCATGGGTTTTCGGCAATGCACGGGTTTTCGGCGATGCATGGGTTTTCGGCAATGCACGGGTTTCCGGCAATGCACAGGTTTTCGGCAATGCACGGGTTTTCGGCAATGTATGGGTTTCCGGCAATGCACGGGTTTCCGGCGATAAGGATTATGCATATGCTCACGGTTTCGGATCTTGTAATCGCACAACCACATTCTTCCGGCTTAAAGATGGAGATGTAGGCGTACGCTGTGGATGTTTCTACGGAACGCTTGCGCAGTTCAGAGATAAGGTCTGCGAAACGCATGGAGAGACAAAGAAAGCACAAGAATATTTAATGTTAGCGGACTTGATGGAGATCAGATTCAAAAACTAAAAAACATTTTAACGAAAGGAATTTGTAAAGATGATTAAATGCAGTAAAGGCAATGTGGAAATAAAAGGAAATTTAATATTATTAGAAGCAGAAACAGTCATGATATTAAGAGGAATAAGAAACATCTTCGAAGAAGAGTACGGAAAAAAACACGCAGAAAAGTCAATGCAAAAAATAGTTAAAACATCCACAATGACGCAAGAAGAAATAGAAGAGGAAATAAAAAAATCAGCACAAGAAATAGCGAGAGAAGCAGCGAAACACCTCATGAAATGAAAGAAGAAGTTATTTTGTGGATCATCCGCTGGGGAGATCCGTACGCATTAGAGTGCAAGACAATGACCAGATCGGAAGTCGAAGCGTATGCGCGCGAAAAGCAAAAAAAGCGCGGCGGTACATATGTAATCAATTAAAAAAAGCGCATCACAGCAACTGATGCGCTTAAAAGATGGCGTTCCCGCCTCTTGTTAGGACAAATATATTGTATCAAATAAGAGGCGGGAAGTCAAGCGATACACGCGGGGACTCCCGCTTTTAAACCTCGATAAAGATATTAAAGTTAGGACAGATAAAAGATGGCAACACGGAGAAAAACGTACAAATTACGGGGCGGAGACGTCTACGACGTAGAGGAATATCCAGACGGAAGATATGGAGCAAAAGGAAAGGCACGGCAAAAGAAAAAGAAACCGACGCCGGAACAGATGGCGGCAGTCAACCAAGCCAACCGAGCGAAGATATGCAGACGATTACTGATCGAATATTTTGATGCAGGAGACTACTTTGTAACATACACCTACAAAGTCGAGCAAAGACCGAAAGACATGACAGTGGCACTAAAAGACTTACAAAAAGCACTCCGAAAGCTCCGTCCGAAATATAAAAAGGCAAACACTCCGTTTTACTGGATCAGAAACATAGAGCGGGGCACAAAGGGTGCATGGCACATCCATCTAGTCATTAAAAAAACATCAGGGGCGGCAGAATGGATCGAAGATGCATGGGAACACGGAGCAATCTATATTACGCAGATCAAAAAAAGCCGGTTTTACGATGAGAATTTTACAAAACTGGCAAACTATATGACAAAAAACGAAAAAACAAGAGAAAAACGATCGGACGGAAGCAAAGGAAAACCGCGACTAAAAGAAGCAAGCTACAACCATGCGAAAAATATGCCGTTACCCGAACCGAAATCCCAAAAACTTGTACGCTGGCAAAAAGAAGTAAAACCCAAAAAAGGCTATTACATCGCAAACAGTTACGAGGGGATCAACCCGGCTACGGGGATGAGATACCGCAGATACACACTGATCAGAATCCACAGGAGGATTTAAAATGAAAACAGTAAATATCTACATAGAAACCACCATAAAATCCCCCATTGTAAAAGATGGGAAATACGCATCCGCCCTAGTATTTACTAGGTCAAACGGAGAAGAAGCATACCGGGTCATGAGTGGCGAAGAGTGCGAATCTACTTACAACAGATTGACGCTGATCGCAATCATAAAATCATTACAAAAATTAAAAGAGCAGTGTCATGTTGTAATTCACACTGATAACGCTTATATCAAAAATATTTCAGAACAAGGAGCGCCGGAGAAGTGGCGGCGATCCGAGTGGAAAAAAGCCACAGGCGCGGAAGTCCAAAATAAAGAATTATGGAAAATGTACCTTGAGGAAGCGGAGAAACACGAAACGGAATTTCGCTTTTGCGCCAGCAATGATTATCAGGGATTGCTAAGAGAAGAACTAACATAAGGAGGACACCATGAGAATTACAAAAGAAGCAAGATGCGCGAAAAACGCAAGGGAATACATCGGCAACCGCCCAAGACTCGTTGAAGGAAAGATATATACGTTGATTTTCCGGCAGCAGCCGGAAAGAAGCGAAAAACACACTGCCATCAAGAAACGGATGCGCTTTTTAAAAGCGTTTCCACACCACGCACTTTTTGAAAACCCTTACGGGATCAAAAGATCGTTTACCTGGTGGGAAGTGGAAAAATTACTGAAAGGAGAGCAGATATGATACAAGATATTGCAATCGAACAGTTAGACATACACCCGCAGAACGTGCGGAAGGTATACACCGACATTGACGAGCTGGCGGAAAGCATAAAAGCTCGTGGCGTAATGCAAAATTTGACTGTAGTACCAAACCCGGACAAAAAAGACCACTATCTTGTAGTGATCGGAAACCGAAGACTGACGGCAGCGAGAAAAGCGGGATTGAAAACAATGCCCTGTTCCGTTGTGGAAATGACGGAAAAAGAGCAAATATCAACGATGTTGTTGGAAAACATGCAGCGCAGCGATCTATCAGTAAGCGAGCAAGCACAAGGATTCCAGCTCATGTTGGATTTGGGAGAAACAGAAACAACAATCGCGGAAAAGACCGGATTTAGCAGAAGTACAGTACGACATAGGTTAAATCTTGCAAAACTGGATCAAGAAACACTTACGAGGCGCGAAAAAAATAAGGACTTCCAACTCACATTAACGGACCTTTACGAGCTGGAGAAGGTACAAGACATCAAAAAAAGGAATGAAATCCTTAAGACTGCAGTATCGTCACGCGAAATCGCATGGAAAGCAAAACAGGCCGTGAAAGAAGAAAAAATAAAGAAAAACGCTCAAATAGTGTTTGAAATACTGGAAGAAAAAGGAGTAAAAGCCGCGCCGAAAAGAGCGAAAGAAGAAAGATGGACCGGAAAATGGAAAGAGATAACAAATATTGATCTATCACAGTGGGAGGATCAAACAAAAATCGATCTGCAAGACACAAAAGATCAGCTCTATTATTATCAATACTACGATAGGATCTATGTAGTAAAAAAAGTAATACAAAAAGAGCGGGAAAAAACGGAACAGGAAAAGAAAACGGAGAAAATCAAGGAAAACAAAAGAAAAATAACGGAAATCCTGAAAAGGATGAGAAGGGAAAGGAACGATTTTATTAAAGAACTTGTGTCGGGAAAAATCACAATACCGAAAGAAGTTGATGTAAAAGAAACAGGCTGGAAGATCATGATAAACCGGATAACGGACGGCGGAAGCGTAGCACACATGAACGCGGTGTATGGATTTTACGGGATCGAAAACGCGTACGAAGCGAAAGAAGAGGAAAAAGAACGGATCGAAAAAGAATTTGCAGAAATAAGCCAAGAAAAGCAAATGCTGATCCTCTTGACCCGGACGGCAGAGCCGTACGAAGCAACTGACTATTACGGACACTACGAAAAAGGGATGAAATGCCTAAGAGACTTCTATAGATTACTTCAGCAGATGGGGTTCTCATTTCGATCACTGGAAGAACTAAAGATCCTAAACGGGACTCATGAGTTATACACACAGGAGACGGAAGATGAGCATTGACTATTCGGACATGGCTTTCCCGAAGCCGGGAAAGAAGAAAAAACGGAAAATCCACAAAAAAAGCATTTTAAACAGTCAAAAGGGCATTTGCTACTTATGCGCCCGGTTAAATGGTGACTATTCCGTAAAGCAGACGGAAGAGCATCATATCCTGTTCGGGGCAGGACAAAGAGCGATATCTGAAGAAAACGGGTTAAAAGTAGACCTATGCATTGAGCATCATCGAACGGGGCAGCAGGCAGTACACAACAGCCGAAAAACAAGGGAGCTGCTCTGTAAAATCGCACAAACAGAGTTTGAAAAGGTTCACACCCGAAAAGAATGGGAACAGATCGCAAGGAAGAACTACCTCTAGTACCTCCGCCATATGGCGATGATACATATAAAATGTCACGCGCAACCAGTAAATACAGGGTTCCCCGGGAGAAAGGAGGAAAACGTGAGAATTTTAAAAATTAAAACAAAAACAGGCATCAAGACCGTTTATGATGTGACTGATTGGGGATGGAGCGCCGAAACAGGCGATCTTTATTACAGGACAGAAAAAGGGTTGCATCACAAATACTGCATAAGCGCCGAAGAAATTATAGTATAAAAGGATAGAAAAAAGGATCAATCAAAAACCCACTACAAACAGTAATTACTGTTTGAAAGTGGGATTTTGACATCTCGAAAAAAAGGATAAAAAAGAGGAAAAACAATGGCGAAAAGAAACGATTACATAACAGGACGGGAAGACGGGTTATTAATGGCACTCGAAATCGTCAAAAACGAGGGTGTCGAAGCACTTGAAAAAGAAATTGAATTCAGGAATATCACCGGAATCCGCACCGCCTTAGCAAAAAAAGACATTAACAGAGCGACAATCAAGATCAAAGAACAGACAGTAGATACAGTAAAAATCCTTTCCGTAGCGACCTTACATGACGAGTTCGGCTTTGGAACACAAAGATGCGACCGATTTATTAAGAGGTTTAACAAAAAGGCGGAATGCATCATGGATGACATGGCAAGCTGGAACGATTATATAAAAACGATCAAAGAGGAACTAGGGATTGAGCTAGGGATCAGAGAGAACAAGTAAGGGACGAAGAAGAAATTGCAGAACATGACACATATGAATACAACATCTGGAATATACGGGAATTAGATTAGAGTTTTAATGAGGTAGAAGATGAATAGACAAATACTTTTTAAAGCAAAGAGAAAAGATAATGGTGAATGGGTGGAAGGATATTATGTTTATTGCAGGAAACGCCGCTATATTCTCCAGATCCTAAATAAAGAAATAGGTTTTGATGAAAGAGAAAATGAATGGATTGAAATCGACCCCGGCACCATCTGCCAGTACACAGGACTTACTGACAAGAACGGTAATAAGATTTGGGAGAATGATATCTGCAATAGAAAAGAAAAATATCCTGAAATCGTGACATACAATAAAGGAGATTGGCAGTTAGATTACAGTTATGTATTTGGAAAAGAGATGCACACAGACGCTTGCAATCTTGGATTTTATGTATGTGAAAGGAACTGTGTTGAAGTAATCGGCAATATTTTTGATAATGCAGATTTGTTGGAGGTGGAGAGATAAATGAAAGCACCTAAAGAAATAGCAAGTAAAGCAGAAAGATATAAGGAGCTAAAAAAAGAAATAGATAAACTTTATGAAGAATTGGAAGAGTTTGCTAATGAAAATGGTTTTGAGGATTTTTGGATAGACGGTTTTGGGGTATCTCAAGAACCAAACGGAGAAGAACAAACAGATGGAGAATATTGTGACCAATGGATGCGCGGGGAAGATTCCGGAGATGGAATATATTACTATCCGATTGAAGGAAGTACGCAATATTTTTGGGTAGCATATTCATTTTGATTGGAGGTGAAGTGATGCTAAAACCAGCGCAATTATACAAAGAGGAATTAGAAAAACTTTTTTTGAGGACATGGTACGACCTTAAATATATGTTCTATAGCGGATGGACAGGGAGCGAACTACCAACAATTCCTGACAATAATTATGACGCTCATCATTTCGCATCAGTTGATAACAATGGAAATGTGATTGGGTACATATCTTATCGTATAAGTTGGATAACAATGAGTGCAGATAACTTCGGAATTATAAGTTTTGGAAATCATATAGAGTTCGCAAGAGATGTTTATAAAGTGATTTGTGATTTATTTGAAAAACACGGCATGAATAGAGTATCATGGAGTGCATTTGTCGAGAACCCAGCAGTTAAAGGATATAGAAATTTTATTAAAAAGCATGGCGGTAGAGAGTGTGCTTATCATAGACAGGTTGCAAAACTACTGGATGGAAAGTTGCATGACGATGTGGAATTCGAGATTTTAGCATGTGAATTTAAGAAATAGTTTGTTGGAGGTGGAGCAATGAAATATAAATGCAAGAAGTCTTTTTGCGTAGATAGATACGACGAAGATGGATTTCTAATCGAAAATAGTTCGATTGTAATCGACGAAGGAAAAGCTTATGAATTAGATGAAAGCGGTCACATGATGATTGGCGGTCAAGACCATGTTCATATTGATGCTGTAGATTATGGTTCGTGGCTGGAAATAACCAAAAAGCATTTTGAAGAATACTTTGAACTGTTGAAGGTGGAGTGATGGAAGATGTAGAAGTTGTAGTTAGGTGTATTCCTACCTCTGTTGTATTTGAATGTCCGTATTGCGAAGAAGAAAATGAATATGATTATTCAGAATTCTGTGATTTATGTGGACACCCGTCAGATTGGGATTATGAAATATTAGAATGTCAAAAATGCGGAAAGAAGTTTGAAATACAAGGTCAAGAATGGAGTTGAGAACATGAACGTACTAGAGAAGATTCTGGAAGAGATTGAAGAAGCGACATTTCAAGAAGATGCGCCTATTTATATAGGTAATATGGAGGTGGATGGGTATGTGCGGGCGAGTAGGGTAAAAGATATCATTCGTTCACACATGAATGAAAAAGAAAAAGTAACAAGCGCGGAAATAATATCGCGTAAGACTGACGGGAAACCATATTATGGGATCAAGTACAAAAAAGTGGGTGAAGATCATTACACAGTGGGGTATAGCTCGTATTATTTAGACTATGTTATTGATTGGCTTAATAATTGCTTTGAATTTTGCGGAGAGTCTAAGATAGTTGTTAATGTCGGTAAGGACACAAATGTCCCTAGCAATGATGGTTGGATTCCGGTAGAAGAGAGATTGCCGGAAGATTGTGAAGAAATAGTGTTGGTACAAGTAAGCGGAAAACCAGCAGATAACATATTATTTGATAACGCTTTTGAATTTGCACTTTACGAAAAAGAAGAAGGGTGGATGTTAGATAACTATCCAGAATGGAAAAATCCGGATGTGATCGCATGGCAGTCACTTCCAAAGCCGTACAGACAACCTAAGAAAGAGAAGTCATCATGCAAGAAACACATTATGAGCAGATTTATGAAAGTAGAGTAGGAGCTGATACATTGAGCAACACAAATGAACCAAGTGCTGCCGCGCTGATCCGAGCGCAGGGGCAGCAGTTAAGAAAGGAAACCGTACTGGAATACTGGAGAAGGACGAGAGGCAATAATAATGCAGAAATGGGAAGAAATCGAACAGAAAAAAGAATACCTAGAGGGATACATAAATTCAAAGAATAGAGAAGCTCTAATAAAAGATCAGATACAACAACTAAGACTCGACACGATGTTTCCGGCGTTGCAAGGCGATGGGATACCACGGGGCAGCAGTCAAAAGGATCTATCAGATTACACGGCAAAGATCGAAAGCCTCATGGAGGAGTTAAAAAAAGAATGGGTTGAAAGCGTGATCCGGTACGAACGCATCAGAAAAGCAATAAACAAAATGAATGATGAACAAGAAAAAGAAGCACTTACAAGATACTATTTACTTAGAGAAAACAATAAAGCGATACAACGAAAAATGGGAGTAAGTAAGGCGAAACTATACAGAATATATGATAGTGCACTGGAAAACTTTGAAATTTTATAGAAATTTTATAAAATGAGACTCCGTGAGACTCGAAAATGTGATATAGTATAAACTGAATTAAAAGACAAAGAGGGAAATAACCCTCTCATAACCACGCGCAAGGACATCCGAAAGGGCGTCCTTTTTTTGAAAACTATTTTGAAAGAGAGTGATGACATGTTTTGCAATTACGATCAATACAAAGATAAAGAGGTAGTTAAAAAGCATGAGCAACTTTTAAAACAACTAGGGGAAAAAGACAGAGTATTTTCGCTGGAATGGAACGAAGAAAACATTACACTGATGGAATGCTGTGACTATTGTTTCGGGCATGATTTAACCAAAGAAGAGTGCAAAGAATTATCGGAAGTATTCCGAGAGTTAGCAGAAGAGCTGGAGAAATAAAGAACAGCGGAAACAAATAAAAGAATCGAAGAAAAGTAAACAGAGAAATACAAAGGGCAGCAGGCGAAAGTCGGCTGCTTTTTTGTATATAAAGAAAAAGGATGAAGGCATGGTATACAGACCGGATCGAGATGGATCACACCGAGGAGCGTTTGAACGGAATAAGAAGAAAATATATGCAACACAGACGGTATGCGGGATATGCGGGAAACCGGTTGACTTCGGATTAAAATATCCGCATCCGTTGTCGCCGTGCATAGATCATATTATCCCGATAGCAAAAGGGGGACATCCATCAGATATAAACAATCTTCAGCTTGCACACTGGACGTGCAACAGGCAGAAGAGTGACAAGTTGATAAAGCGGAGAGACAAAGAAAAGGATGAAGTTATAAGCAACAGAGTGTTGCCGCACACGTTTGATTGGAAAAATATAAGACGCAGTAAATAGGAAATAAGGGGGCATACCACCCCTATACACGGGCATGGATGTACTTCACGCTGACTGTGAAAAAAAACACACGCTAAAAGAAAGGAAGCTAATATGGCAGATTACAGAGGGGTAAATTATTTACGAAGACGTTTACAGATAAAGAGCGAACGAGTGAAAATGCGTTACAAATACTATGAAATGAAGAACAGGGTGAAGGATTTTCAGATATCGACACCGCCAGAATTGAGAAACGTACAGTCGGTTCTCGGATGGTGCGGGAAAGCAGTGGATAACCTTGCAGACAGGATTGTATTCAGAGAATTCACAAATGATAATTTTGACATCGGAGAAATTTTTTTGATGAACAACCCAGATACATTTTTTGACAGCGCCGTACTGTCAGCGCTTATTTCTTCATGCTGTTTTGTTTATATATCAGTAGACAAAACAGGATTTCCGAAATTGCAAGTAATAGACGGCGCGAATGCAACGGGGATCATAGACGATAGCACAGGTCTGTTGGTGGAAGGTTACGCCGTACTCGAACGAGATAAAAACAAAAACCCGAAAACAGAAGCATATTTTACAAAAGGCGACACATGGATATACAGAAAAGGAGACGAGACGCCGGAGAGAATTAAAAACAACGTACCACACCCGCTTCTTGTCCCGATCGTATTCCGGCCGGATGCGGTAAGACCGTTTGGTCATAGCAGGATCAGTCGAGCGTGCATGGATATTGTCAACAGTGCAATGAGGACGGTAAAACGATCAGAAATTGCGGCAGAGTTTTACTCGTTTCCGCAAAAATATGTAGTTGGAACTGACCCTGATCTAGAACCGATTAACAAATGGAAGGCTACAATGTCGAGCTTGTTGGAATTTACGAAAGGCGAGGGCGGCGACAAACCGCAGCTAGGGCAATTTGCGCAGCAAAGCATGTCACCTCACAACGATCAGCTAAAAATGTTTGCCGGATTATTTGCCGGAGAGACAGGTCTAACGCTGGACGATCTAGGGTTTGTAACAGACAATCCAAGCAGTGCGGAAGCAATCAAGGCAAGTCACGAAAATCTTAGACTAATCGCAAGAAAAGCGCAGAGGACGTTTGGCACAGGTTTTTTAAACGCGGGATACATCGCGGCGTGCTTGAGGGATAACTACCCGTACGAGCGGAGGCAGTTTTATTTAACAAAACCAAAATGGGAGCCGGTCTTTGAACCGGACGCGGCCGCATTGAGTAGTTATGGAGACGGAGCTATAAAAATCAATCAGGCAATCCCGGGATATATTACACAAGATAAAATGAAAGATTTCACGGGGATATAAGAGGGGATAAATGAAAGATATCGCACCGGAATTACTGGAAAAAATAAAAAAAGATTTTGAAAAGAAATTAAAAAAAAGCGAGACGATCAAAGCGTTTCGAGAAAAGGTTAAGAAAAAAACAGCGACATATAAAGATGCGAATGATTTTGCGATCGAAACAGGGGAACTACTAGCGGATGCGTTTCAAAGCAATTTATCAAAAGAAATATTACCGGATGGCAAAATGTATTACAATATCGCTGACAGGGTAATAAGGGAACGACTGGAACATAATTATGATATTACAGCGGAGGCAGCAGTAGAAGTTCAAAAGATATTAAACGAAAAAGCAGGAATCGGAATCAAAGCCATAAAACCGGAAATGAACGAAGATAGGGTTCGAGGAATTATTAATATTGTATCAGGAGGAAAATACGAGGATGTCGCGTACATACTAGGAGAAGCAGTCGTAAACTTTACGCAGTCTGTAATAGATGCAGCGGTAAAAGAAAATGCAGATTTTCACTCAAAAGCAGGGTTAAGACCCAAAATTAGAAGAACATCAACGGGAAAATGTTGCGAATGGTGCGACAGACTTACGGGGATATATGATTACGAAGCTGTATCAGACACCGGAAATGATGTGTTCAGGAGACACAAGCACTGTAGGTGTATCGTAGAGTATGACGCTGGAGACGGAAAAGTAACAAATGTACACACGAAGAAAACGACAGATAAGAAAGATACAAAAAGAAGAATTGAAAATGCGAAAGAATGGTCTAATAAACAAAAAAGTGGTAAAATAAAAGAAACACCAAAGGAAAAAGAAAAAAGGATCAAAGAGGAAAACGGGCTGGATCTTGCTTCGAGAATATCAGGACACCCAAAAATGTTAGGTGCATACACTCCAAGAGGTCTATACCATGCACTACAGAATGCGGGATATGAGACAAAACCTTTAAAAGGGAAAAATTACAGAGATATTCCATTTGAAGAGGGTGGAGGATACAGGGTAAACTTTGGGGGAGATGGATTGTTAATGTATCACCCGGGAGAAAGAAGTCATCACGGAGGCGAATACTATAAAATTTCCACGGGGAAAGGAGGTGTGAAAAGATATGATATCAACGGAAAAGAAAAAGAAGATTAACGAAAGATGCAAGGCGTTAGAAAAAGAATTTGAAAGAAGATACAAGAAAGAAACAGAAGTGCGAGGGAAAAAGTGCTTTGCTGTAAGAGAGGACGAGTTTTTTATTGTATCGGGGCTGAGTTGGGCAAACGCGATCGTATTAGAACACGCATTCTCAAAAACAGAAGTGGAAAAAAACATGTTTGAGGATGGAAAGCTGTTCTACATGGAAGAAATGAATGAAAAAGAAATGTTTGAAAAAATGATAGAAGAGATCGAAGGGTGAGGCGAAATGGCAAAAGACGATTATTTTGTAATTGTATACAAGATACTATCGTACTTGTATGTAAAATTGAAATCGGGGGAAGATGTAAATCCAAACATGATTACTCACGACAATCAACTACTGCAGATCAACCGGAAATACTGGGATTATATCATGAGAAATTTAATTGAAGACGGATATATAACATGCGAAACAGAAAAAGTGTGGGGCAAAGAATTGATTTATGATTTAAAAACGGCAGAGATCACACCGGAAGGGATTGCGTATGTGTGCAACAACTCCTTAATAGAGAAAGCGAAAGAATTTTTGAAAGATATAAAAGAAATAACTCCATTTATCTAAGCGCGCGAAAAGCGCGTTTTTTTAATGCAATTTGAAAAAAATGTCCCTTCAGGCAATGGGGTGATATTGCCCATGAAAGATATAGTTAAAAGACAGGAGGAAAGTTATGACGGAAACGAGACTGGGACGTCAGACGCCTACTCAATCCGTAACGATTCCTTATTCAAAAACACGAGGACAAGAAGCTGCGGAACTGTACGCAAAGACAGGGAACGAGCTGCTTGAATGGCAGCAGTTGCTACAATGCGACATTATGGCCGTAAACGATGATGGTTTATGGATGCATCAAAAATATGGCTATTCAGTGCCGAGACGAAATGGAAAGTCGGAAAATGTGTTGGCGCGCTGCCTATGGGGACTGAAAAACGGCGAAAGAATTCTGTACACGGCACACAGGGCAACAACATCACACGCAGTGTGGGAGCGGCTGGATCGAATGTGCGAAAAAGCAGGAATCAAGATATCATCATCATTTAAGGCGTTCGGAAAAGAACACTTATACACAAGTGATGGAGGTGTGGTGGAATTCCGAACAAGAACATCATCGGGCGGACTTGGCGAAGGGTACGACGTGTTAATTATAGATGAGGCACAAGAATACACGGAAGCACAGGAGACGTCACTGAAATATATTGTATCAGACAGCGAGAACCCACAAACAATCATGCTTGGAACGCCGCCGACGGCGGTATCGGCCGGAACAGTTTTTACAAAATATAGGGAGACAGTACTTGCCGGCCGGGGATTTGACTCTGGATGGGCGGAATGGTCGGTTGAAAACTTGACATCCGCGAACGATGTTGAGGCGTGGTACGAAACAAACCCGTCGTTAGGAACAATACTGACAGAAAGGAAGATCCGGGCAGAAATTACAACGGATGATATAGATTTTAACATCCAAAGACTGGGACTGTGGTTAAAATATAATCAAAAATCGGCGATTAGTAAAACAGAGTGGGAATCACTGGCGATCGCATCAAAACCAAAATTAAAAGGAGAACTTTTTGTTGGGGTTAAATATGGACATGACGGACAGCATGTTGCGATGTCGGTAGCATCAAAAACGAATGAAGGAAAAATTTTCGTTGAGGCACTCGACTGCAGAACAATCCGCGAAGGGAACGACTGGATACTGTCATACATTGCGGAAATGAAACCCAAAACGGTAGTTGTAGACGGAGCGAACGGGCAGCATATACTCGAAAAAGACATGAAAGATGCAAAAATGAAAGCACCAACCCTGCCAACTGTAAAAGAAATTATAGGAGCAAACGCGACTTTTGAACAAGGACTGTTTAAAGGAAATATCTGTCATTCCAACCAAGCATCGTTAACACAGTCTGTAAGCAACAGCGAAAAAAGGGCGATAGGATCAAACGGAGGATTCGGATACAGATCATTAAAAGAAGGGGTTGAAATCGCGCTGCTTGACAGTGTGATCCTTGCATACTGGAAATGCACAGAAACAAAGGAACGAAAAAAACAGATAGCAAGATATTAAAAAGACGCTGGAAACAGCGCTTTTTTAATATACAAAAATACCAAAACCACCGGATTAAGCGGGGAAAGGAGAACAAAAAAATGAGTGATTTTGAAGCTATTGAAACGCGAGAACAGTTCGAGGAGGCTGTGAAAGATCGGCTGGAACAGGAAAGAGAAACGGTAAGAAGGGAATTTAGCGGATACTTATCACCGGAAGCTGTGGAAGAGAAGTACAAAGAGTACTTATCACCGAAAGATGCAGAAGAGAAGTACAAAGGGTATTTATCCCCGGAAGATGCGGCAAACAAAGACGCCGCGATCGCAAAGTACGAAAAAGAATCGAAAAGGGTAAAAGTAGCAATGGAAAACGGAATTCCATACGAACTTGCAGGGAAGTTGTCAGGGGAAACAGAAGACGAAATGAAGAAAGATGCGGAAGCCTTTTCTAAATTTTTGAAGGGAAAAACCACATACCCGAACTTTACACGAGACACAGACAATAAAGACGACTCGATCAGAGAAGCAACGAAAAAAATGTTAAACAATTTGAAAGGAGAATAAGAACATGGCAACAGGAAGGGAAAATTTATTTGACGCGGTACTTGTAAAAGATCTAATGAACAAAGTAAAGGGAAAATCATCTTTAGCGGTTTTATCGGGACAGACGCCGATCCCATTCAACGGACTGAAAGAATTTATTTTCTCAATGGACAATGAGATTGATATTGTAGCAGAAAACGGGAAAAAGTCAGAGGGCGGCATTACTGTAGATCCGGTAAAAATCGTACCGATCAAATTCGAGTACGGAGCGAGAGTCTCGGACGAATTTTTGTACGCGACAGAAGAGGAACAGCTTGATATTTTAACAGCGTTTAACAATGGTTTTGCGGCAAAAGTAGCGAAAGGCTTTGACCTGGCAGCATTTCACGGCATCAACCCACGGACGGGCGAAGCATCAACAGTTGTAGGCACGAATCACTTTGACAGTAAAGTAACACAAAAAGTCAAATATACAAAAGGAACGCCGGATACAAATTTGGACGCGGCGATTGCAATGGTGCAGGGATCAGACGGAGACGTTACAGGAATGGCGCTGTCAAATACATTCGGGGCAGACATGGCAACGGTAAAGGAAAACGGAGTCAGACAGTACCCGGAATTTCGGTTTGGAGCATCGCCGGAATCTCTCGGAGGAATGAAAACAAGTGTAAATAAGACCGTATACAACGACACTGTGAAAGATCACGCAATCGTGGGCGATTTTTTCAGCGCTTTCAAGTGGGGGTTCTCGAAAGAAATCCCTTTGGAGATCATTAAATATGGCGATCCGGACAACACAGGAAAAGACTTAAAAGGTTACAACCAGGTTTACATTCGCGCAGAAGTCTATCTCGGATGGGGCATTCTTGTGCCGGAATATTTCGCGAGGGTGGTAGACGAAACTTGATATACAGAAACAAACGGACAGGGAATGTGATCGAAACACAGTGCGAACTGAAGGGCGGAGACTGGGAGGCGGAAAAGCCGCCCAGATCCGCCCCTAAAAAGAGAAAGACGGTGAAAAAAGATGAATAACTTTGCTAAGATTGAAGACGTTGAAAAACTGTGGAGATCGCTGACGGAAGACGAAAAAGAGCGCGCAAAAAACTTACTGCCAATAGTAGAGGATAGCTTGAGAATGGAAGCCGATAAGGTAGGGAAAAACCTTGATCGAATGATAGAAGAAAAACCATATTTAGAAAATGTTGCAAAGTCTGTAGTTGTAGATGTGGTAGCGCGCACACTTATGACGTCAACGGACACAGAGCCGATGACGC